AGAGCGTTGAACATCCTACCATCGTACCCGTCGGGGCGGTGAAGCATGCAGCATATCTTAATAGCAAGTATGCTGAACGAGTATCATCTAAGACCGATCTCGTTCCTAGTCCGCTATTTGACATGGTCGTCGAACATGTCACAGAACCTTCTGTTCTGCATCCCAACGACGCTCGCATGGATGAGTCCTTGCGTGAACAACGGTATTCCCCTATTAATGAGGGAGCAAAGAAGTTCTCAGAACGAACTAAACCATTCTCAAAGTACAACATTGAGATTGCTGCCTCACTTATACTGACTACCCTTTTGTGTTATGTCCCTCGGGGTGTGACTAAGAGGATTTTGACAGTTTATGAAGCTGTAAATGGAATACCAGGAGCTGGTTTTAGCCGGCTGAACCCGAAAACGAGTCCGGGCGTACCTTTTAAATGGTGGCGGCCCCCAGGTGCACAGGGAAAGAGGTACTTATTTAGATGTACTGATCCCTTATCTGAAGAATCGTTAGAGATGTTTCCGAAGGATGCTTATCTAATGAAGAAACAGGAAGAGATGCACGAGCAACTTTTGCGAGGAGAACAACCTTTTGTTCTCGCTTATTCAAATTTGAAAGACGAACGACGTGGTTTGGCCAAGATAAGATCAGGAGCTACTAGACTTTTTGACTGTCTGCCGCTGCACTTTAATATCGAGTGTAGGAGGTTCTTTGGAGCCTTCATTGCGTGCATGAACCAAAACTGTACTCAACTGCCAAGTGCCGTTGGGATTGATTGTACTAGCCCACAGTGGACTAGTCTCTACAATAGACTGAACCGTTTCGGCGGGAATGTTGTTGCAGGAGATTACAAAGCTTGGGATGGGAAATTAGATCCTGACGTTATGGAACGGGCAGCTGATGTTATCAGCGATTGGTATGATGACGGACCCATCATGAAACGTGCTAGGAGGATCATCATTCAGGTGTTGATTTTTCTTTTGACTATTTATGGAAATGTGGTGGCCAGAAAATCGCAAGGAATTCCTTCAGGAACTACTGTGACTGCTGACCTAAACGGACTCTGTAATTGGTTTTACATGTTGATTGCTGTGCTCGGAATTGCAGATGCCAAGAAGATCAAGATTGATGTTGCCAGGATTAATGACAACATGGAATGTACTGTGTACGGCGATGATCATGTCTGGGCTCCAAGCTCGGAATATCAGAAGTTCTTTAATTTCAATGCTGTACAGGATTTCTTCAAATCTCATCACATCAACTATACCGATGCGTTGAAACGAGGAGGAGTCCAACCCGATTTCATGAACTTAAAGAACGAGACATCCTACCTGAAGCGTAGATGGGTGCCGCATTTTGCCTTCGCCAGCCGAATG